CGGCTCAGCTTGTTACTTACCTTGGCGTAGATATCACTAACCCCAGTGATGATTACACCTTGGCAACTCAGGCCACTAATGCAGCCAACGACTTTGCCTTTAGACGCAGGCAGGAGTCAGGCTATTTTGATAGTCTCGGGACAAGCCCGGGCCATGATGTTTCGTTGGGTACAGCAATGTATGCAGCGGCATTGTGGCGCGCGCGAGGCTCAGTCCAAGACACTTTTGCCACGTTCGATGGTATGGGCTCAGCGCCCGTCAGTGCCATGACACCGATGATTAAACAGCTCTTGGGCATAGACCGCCCACAGGTGGCTTAATGCCTGCTACAGGGCTTCTGAACGAGGCTATGCAAGACCTCAAGGCCACACTCACGGCAGTGACTGGCATCCGTTGTGTCAGTGATCCCACAAAGATTGTGCCTAACTGTGTCTTTCTCGATGCCCCTAGTTTTGAGACAATCGCTGGTGGTGGCAACATTGTGCGCGTGACCATCCCTGTACGTGTTATTGGCAGTGGCACCGCAGCCCAAAATGTGCTTGAAAACATCCTCAGCATTGTGGCCACAGTCCTCGGCTCAAGCGTTGTCATCATGGCAGGCCAGCCGTCATCACTAGAAATAGGTGGCGCTACCTACCCTGCCTATGATCTGCAGATGGCTATGCAGGCACAGAAGCAATGACATACACAACTGCAGTAGTATTATCTGCTAGAACTATAAACAGATACGGCACCCGGCACCGTTTAACACAGGAGAAATAAACGTGCCTACTTCCACATATCTCACGAACCCAACAGTCAATTTGGCCCCCACCACTGGTGGTGTAGCCGTTGATTTAACTGATCAGTGCCGTAGCGCCACTATTACACTTGGCGTGGACAGTCTCGAAAGCACCGCTTTTGGCGATACTGGCCATCGTTTCGTGCCGGGCCTGCAGACCGTATCGGTAGAGCTTGAGATGTATCTGTCCTATGGCACTGGCGAAGTTGAAGCCACATTGTTCGCCAACTTGGGCACAGGCACCACACAGCTAGTGATCTCGCCAGCAGGCACCACAGAGTCAGCGTCTAACCCTGAGTACACAATCATTAACATGCAGCTTGTGGACTTCACACCTATCACTGGCTCTGTTGGTGAACTGTCAATGATTACCGCGTCATTTATTGGCGGCACCTACGCGCGAGATATCGTCTCACCATAACCAAAGGAACCCGACATGAAACTAACCCTTTTAGTGGATGCTGGCGAAGGCCCGTACCAAGTCCAAACCAGTCTGTACGTCATTGTGCAATGGGAGCGCAAGTACAAGCGCAAGTCGAGCACCATTGGTGAGCAAGGCATAAGCATTGAAGACTTGGCTTTTATGGCTTACGAGTCATCCAAAGTTGCTGGCATCACAGTGCCCGTCATGCTTGACGATTTCATTAAGCGCCTAGTGACTTTGGAAGTGGTGGATAATGATCCGGCAAACCCTACCCAAGCGGAACCTACCGCCATTCCCTAGCAAGTCTCTTAGTAGCCACAGGCTGGTGGCCACCTGCTGTAGAGTTTGACATAGCCGACTTGAATACCACAATCAAGCTGTTAAACGAAAGCCGAAAGTCATGAGCCTAGAAACAAGCGCCGAAATTACAGGCTTGAAGCAGGCACTATCAGAGCTAAGCAAGTTAGACAAGTCAGCGCGCTTTAAGGCTGCCGCTAAAATTAAGGCCAGTAGTCCGGCAATGCTTGAGGAAGGCCGTAAGCAGTTTCCGTCAGAGATTGGCGTCAGCATGATACGTGGTTGGGGCAACAAAGGCAGGCTGGGCTACAAGAAAACTGCTGTGGACAAAGGTGTGCAAATTATGGTGGGCGGGCGCGCTCGATCAGGTGTAACACCATTAGTAACGCTGGTGCAGAAAAGCGCAGCTGGCGCAATGTTTAGCCAAGCAGGCACAAAAAACAACAGCCAATTTTCTGATTTGCTTGCCAGTGTTTTTGGCAGGCCTCAGCGTGGCTTGTGGCGATCACGCGCGTTCATTGCAGAGCAGGGAACCGCTGACATTATGAAAGCCGTGAATGAAGTAATCGCTGACGCTAACCGCGCACTACAAGCAAGGACATCTGGCTAATGGCTATCTACCTACCAATCGTTACGCAATTCAATTCAAAGGGATTAAAGGAAGCCGAAAAAGGTTTTAAGGATTTAGAAGGCGCGCAGGCCAAAGCGAAATATGCGCTGGGCAAAGCCAACAAATACGCAGCCGTGGCGCTCGGTGGTTTAGTTGCTGGCCTTGGTGATGCTGTCAAGGGTGCTATGGAAGATGAGCAAGCCCAGGCCATGTTGGCGCGTCAGTTACAGAAAACGACTGCAGCCACTGATGCACAGATTGCTGGTGTTGAGTCCTACATAACTGCTCAAGGCAAACTTAAAGGCGTCACAGATGACGAACTACGCCCGGCAATGGCTGGGCTAGTACGTGCCACTATGGACATCGAGGAAGCGCAAAAAGCCGCCAACTTGTCTATGGACATTGCAGCTGCTAAAGGCATGAGCCTTGAGACTGTCACTAAGGCTATGGAGAAGGCGTATGGCGGCAACATGACTGCCCTAGCGAAACTGTCACCAGAGCTACGAGAGATGATTAAAGACGGCGCAAGCATGGAAGAAGTCATGGCTGAGATGGCTGTCACTTTTGGTGGTGCCGCTACTGACTCTGCTAACACAGCTGCAGGCTCGATGCAGCGTTTAGGTGTTGCACTTGGTGAGGCAAAGGAAGGTGTAGGCGCTGCACTGTTGCCAATACTTGAAAAGGCTTTGCCGGTCTTGCAATCGTTTGCTACGTGGGCACAAGAGAACCCAACACTGATCACGGCTGTAGCAGCTGCTTTTGGTGTTATGGCTGCCAGCATTGTATTAGTCAATGCGGCCATGGCGTTAAACCCTGCTGTACTGATCACGGCTGGCATTGTTGCTTTGGGTGTTGCTCTTGTTATGGCTTACAAAAGGTTCGATACTTTCCGCGCTGTAGTTAATGCTGTCGTTAATCAGGTGGCGCGTAACTTTGAGTTTATGGCTAACGCTTTTATCACCATGATTAACGTAGTTATTAAGGGCATTAACTTGATTAAGCCCGGCAAAGACATTGGCTCACTTGGTCAAATTAGCCTCGGCCGTTTAGGTGGTGAAGGTAGCGCAGCTGGTGGCGCTAACCCTGCAGGCCTTGACTATAAAGCTATGGCTACCGGGGGCATTGTCACTAGCCCTACTTTGGCGCTTATCGGTGAGGCAGGCCCAGAGGCTGTAATCCCATTGAGCAAAGCTGGTGGCATGGGTATGAACATCACAGTAAACGCTGGACTGGTATCTACACCCGACCAAGTAGGTCAGGACATTATTGCCGCCATTCAAAAGGCACAGCGTCGTAGCGGAACGGTATTTGCACCAGCATGAGCGTTCCTACGATGCAGGTGCTGGTGGGCTTCCAATCCACTACAGGTTTTGGTACACCGTTCCAATTAGACGATGCTTTCTACGGTGTTCTAGACACTGCAGGCCGCGGCACGTTAGGTGGCCTGACCTTTGTTGATCTCACAAGCCTCGTAGAAAATGTGAGCATTACTCGTGGCCGTTCACGCCAGTTAGACCAGTTCAATGCTGGCACAGCTGTTATTGCTTTTGATAACGCCAGCCAAGTGCTAAACCCAAGTAACACGGCCAGCCCTTACTACCCGTTTGTACTACCTAGGTGCCCGGTACAAATCCTTGCTAACGGCATACCTATCTACACAGGGCTAATTACTGACTGGAACCTTGATTACGACATCAGCAATCAAGACATGATGTATGCGTCATGTTCTGACAACTTCACGGTGCTTGCTAACCAATCATTAAACGCTGTGACCCCATCAGCACAGGCCACTGGTGCACGTATTAACACTGTGCTGGACTTGCCAGAGATTAACTACCAAGGCGCTCGATCTATTGACACAGGCTCATCGACTCTTGGCGCTTTTGCTATCAGCCAAGACGCTAACTGTCTTAACTATTTGCAGCTTGTAAACACCAGCGAGCAGGGCTATCTGTTTATGAGCGCTAACGGCACGCTGACTTTTAAGGGTAGGTCTAGTGTTCTTAACCCGGTGGCTGGCGCTACTTTTAACACTGACGGCACAGGCCTTAGATACCAGTCGCTCATCAATCAATTTGGTGACGAGCTGCTATACAACTACATAGTTACCCAATCGCCAGCAGGAGCAAAACAAGAAACCAGCGACTCGACTAGCATTGCGCTTTATCAAGCTCAGCAGTATTCATTGACAGACTTGCTTAACAGCACGACCACAGAGGTTGCTGGCCTTGGTAACTATCTGCTCGGCAAGTACAAAAACCCAGTGCTTAGGTTTACAGGGCTATCTACCGAGATGTCAGCTCTATCGGCCACTGATCAGAACATTGTGCTCAACCTTGACATGACCAGCATCTGCACTGTGGTTAAAAACTTTGTGGTAGGCACCCCAGCCACAGAGACACAAACCTTGATTGTGTCGGGCATCAGCCATAACATCACTCCGGGTAGCCACATTGTTTCGTACACTTTTGAGAGTACGGACGGCAACCAATATCTAACCCTTGACGATGCAATCTTCGGAACGCTCGACAACAATCTTTTAAGTTTCTAAAGGAGACAAATATGGCAACACCAACCAACCTCCCCGCAAGTTTTGTCAGTGGGGCCATCCTCACTGCGGCACAGCAAAATGACCTTAGGGGCGCATTTCGCGTTCTTCAAGTTGTGAGTGCAACAACTACAACTGTGACTAATAACGGCACCTCAGGTTTTGTGGATACCGCTTTAACGGCATCTATTACCCCACAATCAACCACAAGCAAGATTTTGTGTTTTACCTCTAACGCTTGTGCCAAAACAGCAGCCAACGCAGGTTCAGGCGTAAAACTTAGAATTATGAGAGGAGCAACGGCTATCTCTAATTACGGTTTTGGGTTGTACACCAATACGGCTTTAATTCAAGTAGGTTCAATAGAATTAGTTATTCTTGACAGTCCAGCGACAACCTCGGCAACGACTTACAAAGTTCAAATAGCAAATGAATTTAATGGAGACCTTGTGCAGCATTCTCCAAACAGTTCAAACTCAACAATCGTTTTAATGGAAATTAGCGCGTAATGCGAAATAGCCTAATTCTATTGGTGATTTGTGCATCGCTCACTGCTTGCGCAGACCGTGAACGCCTCAACTGCCCACCAACCAAAAACAAAGCCCTACGAGGCGTGACCGAAACAATCACCCCAACAACACCAGCCCCCGCATACGGGACAGGCGGAAAGTGCGTATGAAACCAGACAACAGACACACAAACGAAGAAATAAAAGCACGACTCATCTTTGTCGTAGCCATTGGCTTAACGCTTGCCTTTCTTGCTTCCATCTTGGCATTGCTTTACGGCTTGCTATTTGTGACGCAACCGCTCGAAGTCTCACCTAATGATGATGCGGCTTGGTCTGTACTGTCGCCAATGCTTGCCACCCTTACTGGTGGGCTCTTGGGGGTGTTAGCTGGTAATGGTTTGAAGAATGGCCCTAAAGAGCCACCAGCACCATGACCGTTAGACCGTACCCGTACTACCCATCATGGGATGGCAAAGGGACTAAACCCGTGACCGCCAAACTTGTCGAACTATGCAAAGCACGCTGGGGCATGACCTCACTAGGCACATACGCCAACCGCCCAATGCGAAACAACGCAGGCTTATCCGTTCACGCCACCGGATACGCAGCTGATCTAAAATACAAAGACGAAGCCCAGGCACGTATCATTTGGGACTGGTTCCTAGCCAACAGCAAAGCCCTAGGACTATGCGAAATGCACTGGTACGCCTATGGCGAGTATGGCGCTGGCTACCGCTGTAGTCGAGGCGAAGGCAAAGCTGGAGTTAAAATCTTTACGGCCACAGACAATGCAGGCTCTTATCAGGGCTCGCCTAATTGGCTGCATATTGAACTGGCTAAGCAAACACCAGAGCACTTTGAGGCACAATTCAGAGCTTTAAAATAGGACTCCTAGACACTGTTTGAGCAGTGCTGGGGCTAGGTGGTGGGTATCTTTGTTTCCATTGGGATATCCACCACCGACTTCTCAAATTGTGTAAAGTAACCACCGCTACTCAAATAGCAGAAAGTCAGAGGAAACATGACATACACCGACCTACCACTATTCCGGGCAACCGACCCTGAAACATCACGGCAAATT